GTTAATGCCGCCATCCTCACCGCGCTCTGCCAATGCTCTGGCGTAGGCGTTCTGGGCCACCAGCACATCAGGCACCAGCACTGATGTGCCATCAGCAGCCAGATTAGCTTGTGGGACCACCAGGCTGAACCGTAGCGAGTACACAGCATCAGGTCTGGGGTACAGGGTCACCTTGGTGTCGCCACTGCCATCAACGCCATCAAAGGCATACATGGATGGGATAGTGGCTGCTGGCGTGATTGCAAAGTTTTGAAAGCGGTTCATCTCCACGAAAGAGATATTGTCCATGCCAATGTTGGCTGTGCTGTTGATGGCGTCCATCACCTGGAATTTCTGCCCAGCACCTGTCAAGGAATACTTGTAGGTTGCCGCTACGGTGGTGATGATAATGTCGGTTGATAAGACATTCCAACTAAAGGCATCCTCCACCTGGCGCTTGGCGTCATTGACGAATTTGCCAATCAGTGTGGAATAGCCTGTTTCGGCATTGGTGGAGACTTGCGTTTCGCGCAGGCGAATCAACACATCGTTGATCAGTTCGAGGAATGTCATCTGGTCAACCCTTCTTCTTCAATCGTTACCGCCACGGCAAAGGTGGATGCTGCTTCAGATGTGGCTTTGAGAATGTCTCCCTCCTCCATTACAAAGTAGCTGACACCGCCCCAATCCTGAGTGGTTTTTGAGGTCACAGCAGTCTGGTACACCAACGAGTAAGTCACCGCTGCTGAAGTGTCCACCCAATCAAATGTGATGTGCTTGTTGGACCCGGCATTGGCGGCACGTAGCAGAACAACCCTTGCGTAGTACCCCTTGGGCACCGTGTAGAGGGTTGTCAGCGTGTTTGCCGTAAGGTTTGCACCAACCGACAAGGCTCTCATTTTTTAACTTTTTTCGCCTCTGATAATGCAATCGCAACAGCTTGCTTTTGATTGGTGACGACCTGGCCTTTTTTGCTGCCCGAGTGCAGCTTACCTTTGCCAAACTCAGTCATTACTTTGGCAATCTTTTTTTGGGCCTTGGTTTTCATTTCTTGCGTGTCATCATGTTGGTCGCAGCACGTTGACCCTTCATCGGTAGCTTGGGCTTGCCAACTGCCACCATAACAGTGACAGGGATGCCTTTTTTGCTCGGTGCTTTTGGTGCCTTGGACATTTTGGGTGCTTTAGAGTTACCGTACATCATGGTTTTTCCTTGGTTATTGGCCCACCAGATTTCCACGCATCACAAGTACGGGCCGCTGCACAAGTGAATTGGAATAAATCGCAATATCCTAGATTCGCCGCTTTGACAAAATTCTCGTCATAGGATAATTCATTCTTAACTTCGTCTTTTTCCAGGCCGCCGATGATGCACTCCATCATTTTTGGAGTTTGAATAAACGCTGCACAATTTCCGCAACGCATACCCTTGATTGTGTCGGTCGGTGAATTGTACATTTTGGCTTTCTTCAACCAAAACGCATCATTTGTTTCATCAGGATTGGGTGGGCCATAGCCAAATTTAGAAAAGGCGTTGTTCCTGTTTTTCAGGTTGATTGCGATATCTTGTGTCGCAATCGGGCAAGATAAGCTAGTTGATAGCATTGGGTGTTACCTTACGGGGTCTTCCCATTTGACGTTTAACAGGCTCTGGTTGAGCCTCTGCTGGCTTTTCTTCCATCAGCCGATACTCAGGGTGCGCCATCATGGTCTTGATGTCGTAGGGCTGCGTAAAAGTCACAAAGTTCTTGCTTTGCAAACATTGGAAAGTAGCCATATTTACCCTTAGATGGGGCGGTTTTTAGCCGCCCCAAAACTTACACCATCCGAACAACAACACAACGCACAGTAGTGCTTGCCAAGTCCAATGTACCGCCAGATTCGTTTTGGAAACGAATTGACACCACATCGGCGGCAGACACATAAGGCGTTACGCTGATGCCAGAGATATCAACCCCCATTGACACATTCAACACAATGTCACCCAGCTTGACGCCAGGCACGGCAATGGTGTTGGTTTCACCAGCGCCATCCGCAAGGGACGATGCGTTGAGGGTAGCAACAACAGAAAAAGTGTCTGAAAACAAGCCTCGGAATTGGTCAGTTCCTCGACGCGAAACTACAGCGGTAGCAGCAGCCATTTTGATTCTCCTTTGAGTTTAGACGCCCCCAGCCGTTAGGCAAGGGGCAATCACATTAGGCCGGGACAATCAAAGCGAAAGCTGATGCCGACAGTGCAGCACCAGTTGACGCAGCAGCGCGGAGGTTGGCAACGCCATACAGTGTGTCAGCGGTGTACAGCGTAGCAAGGTACTCTTGCTTGTACTGCACTTGCGAACGCACTGCAACCTGCTCCACCAGCACCATCGCATCACGGTGACCCATCAAACACACTCGGGCGGCTGCTGAACCACTGGTGGTATCGCAGTTGCTGGAGGTGTAGACCGGGATACCGTACAGCTGCCCGATTTCGCCGTTGCGAATCGCATTGCCGTTGCCCACAAACGCCTGCTCGGTGTAACGCGAGAGGCCCATCAGCGTGTTGCGGCTGGAGGGTGGGATAAGGAAGAAGCGATTGTCCATCGGCGTATCGTTGTCGTCCAGGCGTTGAATCGTCCGACGAATAGCGACATCGGTCAGTGCAGTCTCGTTGTTGCTGGCAGCAACATAGGCACTGGTGCCATCGCCACCAATAAACGAACCAGTTGCATAGACGTTGGTGCCAGCGCCACCGTTAAAGCTGCGACCTAACTGCACCAGATCGGTATCCACTTGCTTGGCAAGTGCATAACCCGCATCGCTGGTGTAGAAGTTACGCAGGCTGTTCAGTGCCTGTGCCTCGACGATGTCTTCAATCAAGCGCGAGTACTCGTAATGCTTGTTGATGCTGATCGTGACTTCAGTCTCAGTTGCAGCAATCAGAGTAACGGCAGTTGATGCAGCCTTGGCAGACGCAGAACCGCGAGTCGGGGCAGGAACGTGAACAGTGTCACCTTTCTTGCCTTTGAAACTCATCTTCATTACGGCATTGGCAAGAACCAGGTTCTTCTTATAACTCGCAACAATTTCGTCTGACCAAATTTCGGGGATAAATGTAGCCGCCGTAGTGACGGTTACCGCAGGGGTGGGAAATGCCATGATAAAACTCCAAAAAAAAGGTTATTTCACTCGCCCATCAGCGTATGCCTGCATGATTTCATCACTCAAGGCATCATACCGATTGGGGTCTGTCATCTTCAATCGAATGAGGTCTGCTCGTCTGTAAACCCTTTTGCCGCTTTCGCCAGTGCCACCAGTATCAACAGTTGCTGCTTTCAGTGCCTGGCTCCTGACTTGTCGGCTGGACTCATCAGTTTGCTTGGCCCTGACACCCTTCAATTGCTTGAAGGTGGTTAGCAACTCATTGGCGCTATCAAAATCAAACTCACCATCAGCTTTAGCATACAGACCCAGGCGAACTGGTGATTGCTTCACCCAATCCACAAACCCCTGGTCGTTTGCCACTTGGACAAAATCCGGGTGTTCTTGCGTCAGCTTTGCTTGCATCTGCATCTTGTTGAAGTCCACGGCTGCTTGCCGTGCTTTGACAACATCAGGATGCCTGTCAATGGTGTTCTGGACTGCCTTTTGCGGGTTCTCAAAAAAGTCTACTTCTGGCTCGACCTCAACAGTTTGTTGCTTTGGAGCGAGGTTTTGCTTAATCAGTTCGTCTGCAAGTTTTCTGACTTCGCCAACTTCTTGTGCCTGCTTGCCAATATACCTTTCGGCTTCCTGGTGCATCCGCACAACTTCTTCAAGAGACTTTGACCGATATTTCTCGGGAATCTCATTGGCTTTGCCTTCTTCAACTTCCAACTCACCTAGCGTCTCGTTTTCCTGGTCAACTAACATAATGTTTTCCTGCCTTTTAAGGTTGTAGGACACAGCGCGGCATACTGCTTATGCGCTGGCTTTTTGCTCTGACTTCAGCTTATCCATGTGGCTCTTTTCAAACTTGCCGTGCGCTGACGGGAATGAACCTGACCACCCTTCCAGCCGAAATGCTGGCGCTTGCAAAGCGCGGTGGGCTAACCCACCACACTCACACTGAACGGTTTTCATCTCATAACTGACAAACCGATCAATCTTGTGTCCGTTTTCACAGACAAATCCGTAAATTCTTTTCATAAATCCTCGTAGGCTCTTTCGCTTACTTGCTTTAGATTCTTCAACCAAATCAAAATGGACAATTCGCCTTTTTTGAATTGTAAATCTTTCTCGTCCTGGACATTGCTCAGATTGTTGATGGAATTAATCACGTTGTCAACATCCTCCATCAAGTCGGCCCAGCCATGCTTGGAAAACAGGTCAAACCTGTCGTCGTAGTATTTTTGCAGTTCTGGCGTCATCTTCCATCTCCAACAATCTGCCAAGTCAAATACGCCACCAGCCCGACGATGGACGCCACCAGAGCAGACCATAATCCAAAGTTCACAATGTCGCTGATTTCCTCGGCCCTGATTGCTTTAGCCTGGGCAGTTTCAGCTTCCGCTTTCTTTCGCTCACTGACAATTCGATTACGCTCCAGCATGATGGCGTTCCAAACTGCGTCATTACCTGACCAAATCAACATCTGTTTCAATTCTGCCTCTGCATCTTGCAACTGCTTGAGGTGCATCACCGTTTCAAACGCCACTGCCGTATCGCTCTTGGCAAACCCCTTGGGTTTTACCGCTGCCTTTGCTACTACATCCTTGGCCTCAAAGAACTTCATCAAATCGCCAGAGATGGCGTTGATGTCCTTGCCCATCTTGATAGCGGCTTGCACTCCTTTGATTGCTCCCTGCGCCACTGCGAAGGCGGTTAGCGGGTCAATCATTTCTTGTTCCACATCTCAAACAGCGTTTTGATTTTCTCCTCTAGCACTGCCACCCGCAAGTCGAGTTTTGCCAGGACAATGATCAGCGTGATGATCGCCAGCAGTATGGGCCATGCCTTTGACAAAACGTCGAAGAAGTCCATTCACTTGCTGCCTCGCTCAATCAGCCTGTCCAGTTTGGCATCCATGCGCTCAAGCTGCGCCCGTTGCAATACCGTTGCATCCCGCTGGGCCAGCATTTGAGTCTCGACAATCGTCAGCCGCTGCTCAATCTTGCTCACGTAAGCCAACACTGCACCAATCACTACTATCGTACTGATGACATGGGTTAGCTGGATTTCCTTTTTCAAGTGCCAGCGTTCAGGTTGGCGCTCGGCGAGTGGCTCGGTCATGCTAGTTGCTCCAAGACGGGTTTAGGTGCTGGCTTCATTGGGCTTGACTTGCGCTTCGGCTTGCTCTTTGATCTTGACGATCAGAGGCCACACGCCGCTGGATGAGGGTAGCTGCCCCAAGGTTTGCAGGACAAAGTTGATTTCGTTTACGTCGAGTTCTAGGTTCATGCTTGGCTCCACGGAGTTCCGCTGGATGTTACGGGGTGCTTTTGCAACTCAATCTGCTGTGCCAGTGCTGCCTCGGTAGCGTCCTTGTCCACGCCTGATGCGTAGCACCAATCCAAGACTTCCTGCATCGTGACGCTGGCATAGGGAATCGTTGGTGTGCCATCAGCCCATGAGCAGGTTGACCAGATTGATGCGGTGTAGCCCTCATCCACTTGGGTTGCAGTCCAGTGGGCGGTGGTGATGAAACCGTTGGCGGTTTGGTAGTCGGTTTGAGTGATTGTCCAAGTGATCACGATGTTGCCCTTTCTGCTTGTGCTGCTTGATATGTCGCAACCACATCCGCTGTGTGCGTTGCAGCACAGATAGCTTTCACACGGGCATCCTCATTGCTGTAGTCATTTCCGGGGGCGACAACGTGCCGATGGAACGTGCCGCTGATTTGCTTGCCGTCTTCCATGATGGCGGTCTTGGTGCGTACTTGCACAGCGCCGTTTTCGATCACTTCAATGAGATCAACAGAGATAATTTTTTCGAGTGACATGATTTTCCTTTAGGTTAAGTGTCCGACTTGGCTAATATGGCCGAGTTAATTAAACAAAGTAACTGATTGTAAAATTCATTCGGACTGTTGCTGTGATAGCCGATGAATTGACGGTAGCACCATAGATTTGAGCAACACCTACTTGCGTGACATTGTTGTCAGTCAATGCGCCTTCTTCTAATTCTGTACCAGTTGTGCCTGTAAATGGAAGCCCACCGCACAATTGGGTATTTGCTGTAATGGAAACTGAGGTAGTGCCGCTTACCCTGCCGCGAACAGTAACCATTCGACCAACTTTAGTATAGCTTCCACTAGAACTAAAAGTTCCAACAACAGTAAGTCCTGTGCCTTGCGTAGGTGTCCAAGTCCCCTCCTCATAGTCAGCCAGCAACTCGCTGGTCATGCCAGCGGCTTGGCTGGTAGCCGAAAAGTCAATGCCTTTGCCAGCAGTGCCAACGATGAGGTTGCCTGTTGAAACGGTCAAGTTACCGCTATCTGTAAGGGACATATATGTCGTCCCCACACCATAAGTACCACTATCAAAAGTAAGTACGTTAGATGCATTAGAAAATACAGTCCACCCGTAAGCATCACTTGCCCTTATTAGGGCAAGTTTGTTTCCAGCCAAAACAGATGTTGTACCTTTAATATTTAGGTTGCCGCCAGAAGTTAGTTCCAAGCTGGTCGCTGGCGCACTGCCTGAGAAGCTATATCCTGTGCCGCTTGTGCCGCCGCTTAATGTGCCCGTAGCACTCAGCGTCCCGGTTACTGCTAGGCCGGTGG